ATGGGAATAAAGACAGGCATGACCAAAGTCAAGCCTCCTGGTTCAGCAGGTAAAAGCCATCGACTAATTTTTGATGATGCGGCCCATGAAGCTGCGTATTTAAAAGAAAGGGAAGCATTAAGACAACAAAGCAAAAAAGCTAAATTATACGAAACAATTTTTGAGCCAAATGAATTAGAGGCTTTTGTGGATTTAACCGATATGTTACATGCAGTAGGCATGGTGCAAACAAGAGCTGGATCTAATACATTTGCCAACCAAGCCATTGATAAAATAGTATCTGGTGAGGCTTCACAAGTTGTCGGTAGTGGAGCTCCGTTGTCTAATATAGGCACAAATACAGCCGCTACAGCAGAGGCTATATTAAACATTCCGTCTACGGTTTTTAGAGGTACGGGTGGCAAATTAACGGATGGAATTGTTACAAATCAAAAAGACGCTTATGTGGATTTCTTAATTTCACTTATTATTGATCCAAAGAAAAATGCTGGGTTAAGAGAATCAATTGATGTTATACAACCACAAGTTTACCTGTTGTCACAAGCTCTTGGTAGGGGTGGTATAGAAGGTGTTGTTGAATTTTCAGATACTATAGATGCAGCTAATAAAAGGTTAGAACTAGAACGAAGAGAGCCTAGTTTTGGCCCATTTAAGTTTCTTGAAGAAGAGCCAGAAGAAGAACCAGATCCTAACTTACAAGGATCTTTAAATAATTTTAATGTGCCACAAATAAATCAACCTTTGTTTGATGAATCAGAACTGTCTATTCAGGAATTAGCTTCTCCAATAATTTTACCAGATGAGGCTGACAGAGAAATAGCCATGCGCCAAGCTGGTGGTATTGGTTCTTTAGTCTGATGATTCAGAAGCCTGGATGATGGCTCCTACTACTTCGTAGTCAAGCTCATAACCCATATAAGATTCGCCATTTACTTTTACTTCAAGGTTTCTTGAAATAAGCCTCATAAGCGCTGCTTGTTGGTGTAGTGTTAATCTACTAAACACATCTATGACTTCCTGTGCTTCTAACACTGGTTTATATGATTGGGGTTTTGGTTTGTCTGGCATGGATTTGTTAAACAATTTCATTTTCAAGACTGCTGGTTTTTAACCTATTATGTTCTTTTTGTATTAACACTTTAAGCTGATCTATCTTAGACCTGTGTTCCATATTACAAATTTCTTGTAATAGATTATAAGTAGCTGGATCTACTGCAAGACTTTTTCTTATTTCTTTACCTACCCTTTTATGGTCCATATTATTATTCATGGTGGTAATTTTATATCTTTTTGCAGAAATATACAAATAAATATTCAAGTTTATCTGATATACTACAAATCATGTATAAACTGAAAAACTATCTGTTGAGCATGCAGTCTCATTGGATGATAAACCACGCTACTTACAATGCGGTTCAGGAAACTTTACCTTTAATTGCAAAATACAAATCAGAGCTTGGTCAAAAAGATATGGGAAAAACTCCTGTACATAAAGTGGTAAAAAAGATTTTTCCTGATGTTTACCGTGTGCCTTTGTTTCGTCGGCAATTTTGCAAACTATTAATTAAAGAAATAGAGTCAATGAAAAAAGAAATAGGTTTTGTCGGCAATACAGATGAAGACAAACTGCGGCAGATTCCAGAAATTGTTTTACAAGAACGTGTACCTGAGCTGTATCGTAATATGTGGTTTGTAGTGCAAACTGTTTTAAATCCTATGTTTAATGCTTTGTGGCAAAGAGACTGTAGAGATCCTGTAAGCATACAAATAGCCAATTACAATCTTAAAGATAAAAAACAAGGTGCCTGGCACCACGATGATAGTGCAGACATATCTGTAGTTGTGCCATTAAATACAGGCGATTATGAAGGTGGTGGCACTGCTTTTCATAACCACGGTAAAATTAATCCGTTGCCTTCTGGCCATGCTTTGATGTTTCCTAGTTTTACCAATCTACATAAAGGTTTGCCTGTCGGTAAGGGCGACCGCTATCTATTGGTTTTTTGGCTTTGTGATAAACAAAGAACGATAGATATTTACGAATCTTTTGACTAAAAATAACTGTTATTATTGTGTGTAAATAGTCTTTCTAGTTTGGAAGACTCAAAGAAAGTAGAAATAGCAATTTTAATATTATCTACCACTATGAATTCAGCATACGCAGAACAGACAGCTGGTTTTATGGTGGGTTTAAATGAGGAGTAAAAATAATCTAATACAAATCTGTTAGCTCTACAGTTTGGATTCCTTCCAAATTGTAGGGTTTAAAATCGTCTCTATCTTTACACTTCAACAATAAGGCTAAGGCCTGTTCATTTCTGGCTTGAGCATATTTCAAGGCTTCATCTGATAATGTATATACTGCATAAGGAAATGGATCTTGTTTCTCCTGGGCCAAGAACTTAAAACCATCGGCACGCAAATCTAAGGCTCTACATGCATCAATATAGAGTGCAGCTTGCATGTGATAGTTGAAAGCATTAATAGCGCCTTTAAAGCCACGAGGTGAAGCGTCACGGCAAGTTTTAAGGTCCCAAACATCTACACCGTCATACCAATCCATACGACACTTAAAAGGATGACCATGCCATTCAAATAATAAAGTGTGCTCTACCTTATCGGTTTCTTTAGGTATATATTCTTTCACAACCTCTCGGCGCTCCATACAAGCATCATACATGTCTTGAGTAATCACAGTACGATTGCCAACAGAGTTTATAAAATCTTCATACTCTTCTTTACCAGCTTTAGTCCTGCGGTCTATCTTTGGTTGAATTACAAATTCTTCATCAAACTTATGATGTTCTAAAAATACGGTGTGTTGCACTCTACCCTCAAGTAGGGCTGGTGTTTGCACCATGTCCTTTTTATTCTTCCAGCTGAACGGGCATTTTATGACCGATGTTAGGTCGTGAGACCTAAAAGCTGGTACGCTTGCATACTCTTCATAAGGTATGTCTTCATATATTCCTACTTTAAACTCCACTTCTTGCTTCCTCCATTTCTTCTTGTGTTAAATCAAAACAGTTTAAATTACCTGCTACTGTACGACGCTCACCTTCACCAAAAAAAGGATAGACACAATGTTGCATCCAAGATGGAAACATTAATAGTTTGCCAGGCTCAGGTTTAATGTAACGCGATTGCGACGGTCTAAGATTTTCTGGATCCCCAGTTTGGTTTAAACCGTAAGTAAAATTAATGAATCCATCAATAGCGCCAGACTCATTATATAAATCGTATCGTAGATCTTCTTCTTCCCCTGGTCTTAGTATTTGGTCTGGGACCTTAGTCCAGGTAGTAAAAGATATACCCATAGGTGAAGTAGTCATGTGGTCGTGAATAGGATTGTAGTCACCTTCAAAACTATGAACGGACCAGAGCTTATCTATACTTATTTTTTTCGGCTTGAGAGGAGATTTGGTTTGCTCGACAAAATGTTTTAGATAAGCCAGGCCCAAATGCTCTACGATGTTTTTAAACTTTTGTAGCTCTTGGTCATTATAATTCATTTTTAATTGTTCGCCTTGATGTATCTGGCCTACCAAGGAATCGCTGGCTGACTCTCTAAGTTCATTTGACCTTAAACCGTCTAAGTAGTCGTTTAAATCTGCAACGATTTCATCAGATATGTTGTGCTGCAACATAATTGCAGCAGGCAAGGAATAGATTTTATATTCTATTTGGTTTTCCATCCTTCCTCGTCTTCAATTAGATTAACTAAATCTGTCATTATTAATGAGTAGCCTACCAAGTCGTCAGCGCTATCTTCATGTTCTGGATTGTTGATAATGCGACAAGATTTAAAGGCTAACATCATGGCACAACACTGTGAGGGTGTTAGTTCAATGCCTAACATGCCACTCCAGGTTTTTGATAGTTGCACAAAAAACGAATCGTGTCTGCTGTAGCTCTCGCCTTTCTTGTCTAATAGTTTTGCTATCTCTGTAGCTTTGTTGTTAAATTTATTCTTAGCGTTCATAATTTTTATTGTAAAGTGGTGAGCAACCCCTTCTCATGTTGTTGAAAAGGTTGGTGTGAGACATAAGGAGATTGGTCACTCACCGAAAATTTACTTATTTAAAAAGGAATGTCTGACTCTTTTTTATTATCCTCATCGGAGTCAGGACTATTCATTTCTGTTGCTGCTTTATCTGCTAATGATGACAAACTTTCAGCTTCCTCAGTTTTAGCTGGTGCTGGTGTATTGTTGTTTTCATTGGCTGCAAGATACTCATAGCTTTTCTCTATGTCTTCTTGTTGCCACTGTGGTAATGTTTCAAACACATCACACATCGCTTTAGTTTCGTCACTCGACTTGCCTCTAAATTCATCGCAGTACACATCTAAGTCAAAAGATTGTATTTCATTAACGGTTTCTACTTTTTGTATGCCACCGTCAGGTCTTTGCAAATTCATTATCTTAGGATTGCCGCCTTCTGAAAATTCAGTTGGTTTTGTCTTGCCTACTTCGATACGAGCAGAGCAACCTAAAAGACTTTGTAGGTCAAAGCCACCGAGTTCTTCCTCAGTAAAACTTTTACCACGCCAGGCTTCTAAGTCTTTACGCAAAGCTGCTGCTTCAAACAAAGACATGGTGTAGGTTTTAGAAACGCTGAATGGTCTACCATCGTCCATGGTAATTGCATTGGTTTCTGGATCTAAGGCTTTAGTTACTTCAAAGCTAATATGCACTCTGTGTTTTTTATTAACTTGGCCTTTGTACTCTTGGTCTGTTGTACCAAGATCTATAATGCGATAACAAGTACCTGTGTAGATACCTTCATCAAGTTTTGCGAAGTTTTCTCCGCTGCCGTCTGTACTTACTGTTAGACTCATAATTCAAATCTCCTATAAAAATTGTTTGCAAATCATAGCAAACTTGGATACTATTCTATATACTTTTATAAATAAAGCAATAAGAAATTAATTGGTGGCTTATTGACTAGCGAAGAGCTCAACTTAGTATCTGGAAGTTTTTAAATTTTTCATGCGAGTTACTAAGCGGGAACATTAAGCCACCTTCAATATAAAATGATGTATGGCACTAAAGATAAGCAAACCTAATAAAAACTTTGACACACCTTTCACCAGAGATTACGAAATACAATTTAGAGATTTTCTAGCCAGCAATGGTTTAGAACCAGATCCCAAAAAGGGATTGATTACCGATGGTTCAATAGGACGTGCATACATCAACGTTGGTAATCAAAGAAAGCTCGTGGGTTGGTATCAAGTGTGGCTTGATCAATCGGTCCCCTTCGGACGTTTGGGTGACTATCGTAGCAGCGCTGACCAACCCACAGCTATCTGGAAGCCAGAGAACTCTCAACGTCGTCGTCTGACCAAAGAACATAAAGCGGAGATTGCCGCACTACAAAAGAAAGCTGAGGTCAAAGCCGCAGAAAAGTATTCGCAGGCTGCCAAGCGCGCTCAGTCGATGTGGGAAGCATCGCAACCCTGTGAGAAACATCCTTACTTAGAAAAGAAGAAAGTATTGTCTTATGGTTTACGCCAGGACAAGCACGGTAATCTAATGGTCCCGCTGTACGATAAGCAAATGTCTATAGTTGGTCTACAGTTTATTGCCGCCGATGGCACCAAACGTTTCCTTACTGGTTCTAAAAAAAGCGGTAGCTTTTTTCTTCTCGGTAGAGAAATATTTGATAAAACCAAAGTATTGAACTATGCCGAAGGCTATGCCACAGCTGCATCTATCTACGCTGATCGCTCACAGCCCGTCGTCGTCGCGTTTGATGCCTACAACTTAGCACCTGTCGCAGAGGTTATGTTCGAGCATTTTAAGTCGCTGAAACACGTCTTTATTGCCGACAATGATGATAGTAAAACAGGTGAGAAAGAAGCGGCCAAGGCTTACCAGGTTATTAAGAAAGCTGGCGGTCTTGCTGAGGTACAAATGCCTGAGACTAAGGGTGATTACAATGACCATAAGAACGAAGTTGAAGTCCTGGAAGGAGAGGTGGTCTTACAAACATTAGACGTACCAGTGGAGTATGACTTTCAGCGCAGTGCAAGCGGACGCTTCCTGAACACGAAAGACAACATTGGTGGAGTGTTGAAAACACATGGCGTGGATGTGCGCTATAACGTCATCAAGAAGAAGATGGAGATTGAAATACCAGAGACAAATTTTATCGCTGACATGAGAGAGGAAGCCTCGCTGATTGAGATTGAGAACCGTTGTATTAACATGGGCATACCACACACTAAGGTACGAGACTATCTCAAGATACTCGCTGAGGAATACAACCCTGTGAAAGAATGGATTGAATCTGTCCCTTGGGACGGTACTTCCAGACTCCAGGCATTTATGGATTCGCTGGTAACAGAAGAGTCCGCGCAGCTTAAGGAAATGTTACTTAAGAAATGGTTAATTAGCTGTGTAGCAGCTGCTTACGAAGACAATGGCGTTGAACTCGAAGGTATACTCGTGCTGCAAGGTGCTCAAGGCCTAGGTAAAACATTATGGTTTAAAAGACTGTGCGACTATAACAAAGGCTGGCTGTTAGAGGGTGCAACACTTAATCCTTCCGATAAAGATAGCGTGAAGCGAGCTGTCAGTCACTGGATTGTAGAGTTAGGAGAGATTGAGTCTACTTTCAAGAAGTCCGACATTGACCAACTCAAAGCCTTTGTGACGGCGAAGACGGATGAACTAAGATTGCCGTATGACAGGGCGTTTACGACCTATCAAAGAAGGACGGCGTTCTACGCCTCAGTAAATGCACGCGAGTTTCTGACGGACACGTCGGGGAATCGAAGATTCTGGGTACTCGCGGTCAAAGATATAGACGTCAATCATGGCGTAGACATGCAACAACTCTGGGCCGAGGTTAAAGACACCATGTATGTGAAGGGCCAGAAGAACTGGTTTCTATCACCAGATGAGCGCGAGCTTCTGCAAGACAGCAACGAAATGTATCGTACACAGTCTAGTGTTGAGGATCTTATCCTGGAGCATGTGGACTTTGAGAGTGAAAATGCCAAGCCTGTGCAAATGACAAAGCTCTTGCGCGACTTGGGCATTAAGGCCCCAAGGATGCCTGACTTCAAAGAAGCGAATCGTGTGTTACACGAAAGAGGCATCGAGCCGCGCAGAAGTAATGGCAAGAAGATTTACGACATTGACTACACGCCAGTGGAGGAAGAGAGCAGCAGTAGCAACTCAAGTTATGGCAGTTGGAATGATTAAAATAGTGTTAGGTACACTGTTTTTAGCATTGGCTTCGAGCATAGTCGGTGTATTAATATATATGATTATGGATAATGATTAGCATGAATATGCAAAGGTTTATAGTAAAAGGGTATAGCAAAGGGTACAGCGCGATTAGCTCTACCCTGTCGATTTGCCTTATGACTAAAGGCTTTTATACTATAGGTAGTGTTAGTGTATAGTATATATATAAATATATTAATTAACATGGTTATAAGCGTATTCTTATGGAGAACACATAGGGTATTGTTAGACAGCTATACACTACCCTCTGTACACTGTTTAAAGTTATGAGTAATTGGCAAGGCAAAGGATCTAATAAAAGACCATACAATTCTGAGGTTTTTAATAAAGAGTACGATAGAATATTTAACAAGAAGAAGAGTAAAGATGACACAAAAGAAAAGAGCAGTAGGCAGACCAAGAAAGCCAAAAGAAAAATTAGTTGATACGCCAACTCAGTTTGAAAAGAATGAAGAGTTTGGCTTAACTGAAATGCAGTCCAGCTTTGTCTGGCATTACACCGAAGGTGCGTGTGGTCAAACCGAAGCAGCTCGAAGAGCTGGGTATGAGTTTCCCAGTGCATCTGCTAATAAACTATTGAATGGTAAAGACTATCCAAATGTGGTTAAGGCTATCCGAATTAAACAAGATGAGTTAGCAGAGAAGTATGCGATTACACCACAAAAGACTGGCACGATGTTGTGGAAGATAATGGAATCAGCTTACGAAGGTGGACAACTTAACGCAGCGGTTTCAGCAATTAAAGAACTTAATCAACTCGGTGGCTTGTCTGTAAATAGGTCACAAAACATTAACATCAACGCTAACCTGGAGAAGATGAGCAAGGACCAAATTAAGGAAAGGTTAGGCCAATTACTTGGTGCAGACTCTTCGACTTACTCGCCTAAAGATAAATAGAAAATAAACTGCGTAATCGCCGTCGCCCGTTTCCACAGCAAAAATCTCAGAGAAAAAAAGTTGTCGCCTAAAACCCTTATAAATAAAGGCTTTCAGAGCTTATAATTAATAGCATTTATATGCAAACTTGCATACATTGTGAGCACAACAGTAACAATCTATAAATAGGAGTCCCTAGAGGCCGCTTTTTTACTGACAATTAAATAAATATTTAGGCCCGACACCCCTAAATCGTTGCGGCGTGTGCGTGAACAGTTTTAACTAAGTTTGATACACCCAATCACCAAAAAAAATGATTCTTAATCATTTGCAATTATCTGCAAATTCTGACAAACTCGTTATCAATGAATGACATTCTACCTAAACACGGCGTGACAAGTACGGCTGTCAGCCAGGAAGATGTAGATTTGTTTATGGATTACATAATAGACCGTAAACCCGTAAAGGCTGAGATTCATAAAAAAGACCAAGAGCAGAAAGATGAGAATGTACGCGATGCTGAGATCTATTTTATCGAACCAGAATACAAACGCCTGTATCAGATCCTCAGCAAAATAGCTAAATCCGTAAACAAATACTTCAAATACGACATAAATGGTATAGAAAAGGCTCAAATCATAAGATACAAAGCACCGAGCAATGGTTATGACTACCATATAGACATTGGCCCAGAAGGAACACCAGCTTTACGCAAAATTTCAATGAGTCTTTTGCTTAACGATGGTTATGAAGGCGGCGAACTTTGCTTTCGTACCAGTGAAAGTGCTAATTGCACGTTGCCGAAGATAGGTGATGTGGTGGCTTTTAGTTCTTTTATTTCACACAAGGTAAAGAAAATTACCAAAGGTGAGCGCTATGTAGTGGTTGCCTGGTTTACTGGTCCGCCTTTTCGTTAGGATCCCTTGGCCCTGAGTTTTTCTCCAGGATTTCTTTTTTCCTGGATCTAAAATCTTCAATCAATTGTTCATAAAGTTTAGGATTCATGTCCTGCAACATATTTAATGGTTTTTGATTCTGCACCCAATGCTTCTCCAGCTGTGCAACAGTGTCTTCTGGCATAAAAGATTTCATTACGGTGTAAAGACCGTCGGAAAAAGAATAATCCTTATCGTTTAATTTCTTTTTACTCATTCCAATAAGGAAAATCAAAACCAGACTCTAATAGAGCAGCGTAAACTTCTTTTGCTTCACTGAGCGTGTAAGGCTTATCGTTTCTTGATTTGTACCCTTTTGAATTGACATGGTACCATTCCTTAAAAGTTGGCACATAAATATTTTTATAGCCTTCAATCAATTGTTCAACTTTTTCAATCTTCATTTCTTTTTTCATAAATCTCCTCTTCTGCCCATTTAATCATTTTCCACGTTTCAATCATTTTTATTAACGGATTATAGTCTATAGGTTTATCCGCAAGCCACTTAGTTAAAGTTCGGTCATCGACTTTAAGATCTTTAGCCCAACCTGAAATCACTTGTTTTTCTCTAAAACCTACATCTGCACACTCATTTATACTTTTTCTTATTTCTTCTTTAAGAAGTTTAAGGTTGTTTATATCGTCTTTTGTAACACGATTAATTGGCAGTGTTTTTTCAATCTTCATTTCTTTTTTCATTATCATCCTCCATAAAACTACATTTCTCTTCCTGGTAATACTCTGAAATTATTTCTTCGGCCCGCTTGTTGGCTTCGTCCGCTATTTGCTCCAGGGCATCAATTTCTTTTAACACCTGGTCCCTCTCCAACAAATTAGTAATATGTGGCAAACGATCTTCGAGGTCTTCAATTTGCTTTGCGCTTAAATCTCGCAATCTTGCTGCCACCATATCCTTTTGACTTAGACGTTCATCTTCACTCATAACCCACTGCCTCCAAACTGGTTCTTTTTATCTTTACCAATTTACCAAGCTCCTCATCAAAAAACCATGCCTTCCTATCGTCTTCTTTAACAAGGCCGTAGTAAGTTCCAAAAATTGCTTGGTTCTTTATTTTACACTTTTCATACATTTCCATAATCACTCCTCTTTATTTTCTGGAAATAGTCTTTCTCTTAGTGCGTCGTTTTCTGTAAAAAATATCATGCCACTTTCCAAGTAGGTCCAATCAGTTTTGAACATACTGTTAAGCTCTAAATAAACTTTTTTAATAGAATCTATTTCTGCTAATATTTCGTTTTCAGATATTGAAAACTTTTTCATATACGTTTCTAAGTCCACAAGTTTTTGTTGCTTCTTAGCTTCTCTAATGAAACCAACCTTTTCAAGTATGGCTTTTATTTCTTTTGTCATAATCACTCCTTATTAAGTT